CGTTAGCGATCACTACCTTTGGCCTAAACTCTTTGATAATCATCAAGAGCGCTTTGTATGCAGTAGTAAAGTCATCTGGCCAGAAGTGGGCGTCTGAGAATACAACTACGCGCCCTTTTTCCATCTCAATGCCACGTCTTGCATTGCCAGGGGTTTGCTCTATTCTTTTGACTATTGCATCTACTCTTTGACTATTAAAAGTATCTAGCGTGATGCCATACCTACATTCGATTGATCTACGGCGATTCATTACAGACCGAGGGTTTAGCTTGTGCTTTTGAGCGAATAGGTTTGGGCTACCTATTTTTTTCCACTCTTCAATGAATTGGTCGTCTGTAAGGTGATATCCTGACATATAATCCCTAAGAATTTTGTATATCGTTGTTTATACAGTATATTTATAAAAATATCATTAAAAAGGTAGCTATGTCTCGTACAAAAGAAAAAAGCTCCAAAGAAATACCGAACTCTGGATTAAATTTAGACTTCTCTAAAAGCCCAGAGATATACAAGTTCTTAACCAGCAATGCTTTCGTGCGTGGAATGATGGGGCCAGTAGGCTCTGGCAAGTCATACGGGTGCGCCGCTGAGGTATTTATTCGAGCAATTCAGCAAAAGCCTAGCCCTATCGATGGCATCCGATATAGCCGTTTTGTCATTGTACGTAATAGTTATCCAGAACTAAAGACTACGACTATAAAAACATGGCTTGACTTATTTCCAGAAAATACATTTGGGCCAATGCTTCATACTCCTCCAATTACGCACCATATACGCTTGCCGTCTCGCGATGGCGCGGCTGGTATTGACTGCGAAGTGATCTTCTTAGCCTTAGATCAACCTAAAGACGTACGTAAGCTGTTATCACTAGAGCTAACAGGCGCATGGGTAAACGAGGCGCGAGAGTTGCCTAAAGCGGTGATTGACGGATTAACTCACCGCGTAGGCCGTTACCCTACTAAGCGCGACGGCGGCGCTACTTGGCATGGTATCTGGATGGATACCAACCCGATGGATGATGACCATTGGTGGTTTAGGATGGCTGAGAAGGAAAAGATGACGGGCGCGTATGCTTGGAAGTTCTTCAGACAGCCAGGCGGGGTGATCGAGATTCCTAAAGAGGAGTTGCCAGATAACCCAGAGGCTAATGACTGCATCTTCTCAGCTGGTAAGTGGTGGATTCAAAACCCTAAAGCCGAGAATATTGAGAATTTACCCCCAGGCTACTACCAGCAAATGCTACTAGGTAAGAACCTAGACTGGATTAGATGCTATGCCGAGGGTAAATACACCTACGTTCAAGAGGGTAAGTCGGTGTGGCCAGAATATAACGACAATCTCATGGCTTGCGACCTAGAAGTTGACCCGTCTGTACCGATTCAAGTGGGGTTAGACTTTGGTTTGACCCCAGCGGCGGTGATCGGACAGCGTTTGCCTAGCGGTACATGGCAGATATTGGATGAGGTTGTAACCTTTGACATGGGCTTAGAGCGTTTTGGCACTCAACTGCTAGCGGATATCAACGCTAAATATCCAGGTATGCAAGTATTGGTCTGGGGCGACCCAGCTGGTATGGCTAGAGACGCGATCTATGAGGTAACAGCCTTTGATTATCTAAACACTCTAGGCTTTCGCGCCCAACCTACCCCATCTAATGACTTCAAAGTGCGACGTGAGGCTGGTGCCGCACCGATGCAACGCTTAATCAACGGTAAACCAGGCTTGTTAGTGGCCACTCATTGCAAGATGCTACGTAAATCCCTAGCTGGCGGGTATCATTTCAAGCGAGTAACGGTTGGCTCAGGGCAAGAGCGCTTTAGAGACGCACCGAATAAGAATGAGCACTCTCACGTAGGCGACGCTTTTGGCTATTTACTGCTTGGCGGTGGAGAGCATAAACGTATGACTAGACCTGGTACTGGTACTGGCAAGACTTTTGTGGCACAGACCGTAGCTAATAGCGATTTTGATATATTTGGCAGATGAGAATTCAATTACCTTACGATCTACTGAATAATGAAATGCACCGTCGCAAGGGGGTGTATTACTTGCCATTCGTGCCTGAGCATTTTGACCATTTAGACTTTAATCATAAAGAGATATCGGTATTATCAAAAGGCCACGATATTAAATCTATGATTGCTAACCAGGCCGCGCTTGGTACTGCGTTTACTGCGTTTAGATACGGCAGGCCAATAGCTATAGTTGGCATAGTCTTTATATGGAACGGGGTAGGAGAGCTTTGGAGTTTGTTTGACGAGCAAGCTAGAGACATACCAGCAACTATGCTTAGAGCGGCAATAGACTTTAGCGATATCGCTATGAGATATCTACACTTGCATAGATTACAAATAACGGTTAGAACTGATGACAGTCGAGCTATACGATATGCAGAAGCAATAGGATTTAAGACTGAGTGCGTTATGCAGAAGTTTGGCCCAGATCAAGTTGATTACTTACTTATGACGAGGTTCTAATATGGGTTCGATGTTTGGAGGCGGCGGTAGCCCCGATATGAGCGGGCAGATTAACGCTCAAAAAGAAGAAAACGAAAGATTAAAACAACAGGCCGAAGAAGAAAGGCGCGATCTAGCTGAGCAAGCGGCTAGCCGTGTTGCGGCTCGTCGTCGCGGCGGTAGCCGTATGTTGCTTGCAGATACGCGGCTTAGTCCCGAAATGGGAGTTGAGCAAACATTAGGTGCTAACAAAGGAATGGGAGTTTAATCATGGGTGGAGCAGTCCAAAAAGTAGGTCAAGCTATTGGTGTTGATAAGAAGCCACAGGCGCCTCAGCAACAACAACAAATGCCATATCAAAAATCAGAAATTAAAGCTAGTCGTATGGATGAGGAGCAAGGTGCTCGTATGCGTGGCGCACGTCGTCGCGGTCGTGCTTTGTTATCTGATGCTCGTTTGAGTACTGAAGCTGGCATGGAGACTCTTGGCGGGGGCAACAATCTTGGATAAAAAAGACAAGATGCAGAAGAAGGTTGCCAAAGTTATGCGCGAGTATAAGGCTGGCGGCCTACATTCTGGTAAAGGTGGCCCCGTAGTTAAATCTCAAAAGCAAGCTGTAGCTATTGCTATGAGCGAAGCTGGAATGGCGAAAAAGAAATGAAGATCGAACTCTCATTAGAAATGGGTAAAGAGCACGGCAAGGATATGGAAAAAAAGCCTAGCGCTTTCCATAAAAAAGTAGCTCAGATGCTTGCTAAAGAAAAGGGCAAGAAAAAGCCTGATGACATGGACTTGAAAAAAGCTATGGAATTAGATGAGGAAGATGATTAATGGCTATTGAAGTCAAGCGCGAATCGCTAGATACCAAAGCTAGGCACGTATCTCCAGCTTATGTAGATAAGGATGGGGTTCATTATCTAGCCAGCTCAGATCGACCTTTCCCAACTGTTGACGTCAATCATTTACGTTTGCATGAAGGTCGCGCTTATTACGTTTATCGTGTTGAAGCATCTTTGGCTGTTAGCGGTAATCTTGATATTGCAGTTGCTTGGCCAGCTGGCATACTGCCTCACGCAGTATTTAATTATCAATGCGGTGGAGACTCTAGGTTTTATGTATATGAAGCTCCCACAACTAGCGGTGGTACAGCCTTAACAATTCATAGGCGCAATCGCGCTTTAGAAACAACCAGCGCTGGAGCGGCAGTTTACGCACCAACTGTAACTAATCTTGGTGCTGAAATATTTGCTGAGATTATTACTAGCGGCCAAGGAGGCACTGGTGCTGGAGGTGGCGGCTATACGTACGAATATGTTTTAAAACCACTAACCACTTATTTGTTTAGATTGACCAATATTAATGCTCAGGCGCATATAGCTGAACTACTTATTGAGTGGTACGAATGACTTTAAAAAAACACCAAAACCCAAGCGGCGGTCTTAATGAGGCTGGCCGTAAATATTTTGAACGTAAAGAAGGTGGCAATTTACAGGCTCCCGTCAAGTCTGGTACGAGCCCTAGGCGCGTATCTTTTGCCGCTCGTTTTGGTGGGATGGCTGGCCCGTTAGTTGACAAAGACGGTAAGCCAACAAGATTGAAATTAGCATTAAAGGCATGGGGCTTTGGCAGTAAAGAAGCTGCTCGTAAGTTTGCCAATACACATAAGAAAGACTGACATGGCTGAAATGAGACTAAAACCCGAAGATGTACTAAAGCGCCACGATATTGCTTTACGCAAAAAAGAAGATTTCAGAGACCTCTATGATGAGGCGTATGAGTTTGCACTTCCACAAAGAAACCTATATGACGGTTATTATGATGGTAAGGTTGGCGGCGCTAAGAAGATGAACCGAGTCTTTGACGCTACTGCTATCAACTCTACACAGCGTTTCGCCAACCGATTACAGTCAGGCATCTTCCCTCCACAGCGTAAGTGGTGCCGCCTAGAGACTGGCCCTGATATTCCAGATGACCGCAAAGCTGAAGCTAATGCGGCGTTGGATATTTATACAGACAAGATGTTTGCCACAATTAAGCAATCAAATTTTGATATCGCTGTTGGCGAGTTCTTGCTTGATCTGTCAGTTGGTACAGCCGTAATGATGGTTCAGCCAGGTGATGACATTTCTCCAATCAACTACATTCCTGTACCGCAATTCTTAGTTGCGTTTGAGGAAGGCGCTAACGGTCAAGTAGATAACGTATATCGCCGTATGCGTATTAAGGGCGAAGCAATTAAGCAACAATGGCGCGATGCCAAAATACCAGATGACTTACAGTCTAAGATTGACAATAAGCCGACTGAAGATTTTGAGCTAATTGAAGCTACTGTATATGACCCTGAGCGTGGTGATTATTGCTATCACGTAATCCATAAAGAGTCTAAGACAGAGATCGTATATCGTCGTCTAAAGCATAGCCCTTGGGTAGTTAGCCGCTACATGAAGGTTGCTGGCGAAATCTACGGTCGTGGCCCATTGATTACAGCTTTGCCTGATATCAAGACTTTGAATAAAGTTAAAGAGTTAGTTTTAAAGAACGCATCTTTAGCTATCTCAGGCGTATATACAGCGGCAGATGATGGCGTTTTAAACCCAGCTACCGTTAAGATTATCCCTGGCGCAATTATCCCAGTAGCGCGTAATGGTGGCCCACAAGGCGAATCATTAAAACCTCTACCTCGCGCTGGGGATTTCAACGTATCTCAGATCATCATTAATGATTTGGTTCAGAATATCAAGCGCATCTTATTGGATGAGAGTTTGCCGCCAGACAATATGTCTGCCCGTTCTGCTACTGAAGTAGTTGAGCGTATGAAGGAGTTAAGCCAGAACCTAGGCTCAGCCTTTGGTCGCTTGATTAACGAGACGATGATTCCATTGGTAAGCAAGACTTTGCAAGTCATGGATGAGCGTGGTCTGATTGATCTGCCATTACGAGTTAACGGCTTAGAAGTTAAGGTATCTCCAGTTGCGCCATTAGCTATGGCTCAGAATATGGAAGATGTAACCAATACTATGCAGTTTATTCAGATGGCTCAGCAACTTGGGCCAGAAGGTCAAGCTACTCCGAAGTATGGTGAAATCATTGACTTCATTGGTGATAAACTGGGTATTCCTTCAAGACTAAGAGCAGATTCAGCTGAGCGACAATTCAATATGGAGCAAGCGGCGCAACAAGCTCAACAGCTGGCGCAAGAAAATCCAGAGGTTGCGGCTGAAGTTGTTAAGACAATGGCATGAGCAAAAAACTAGAGCAAGCAATTACAGACGGTTGGGAAGGTTTGAATGAGATATCCCTAGATATTAGGGATTCTCAGCAAGCCGTAGAGGATTTGAATAAGCTATGCCTCAGGGTATTAGGTACTGAGGATGGCAAAAAGCTCATGGGATGGCTACGCGCCTCCATACTAGAGCAACCAGTCGCCACGCCTGGTAGCGACTCAAGCTATGCTTATTACCGTGAAGGTCAAAACAGCATAGTGAGAGACCTTGAAGCGCGGCTAATTAAAGCTAGGAAAATGTAAACATGGATAACGAAGCGAACCAACCCGCAGAAGAAGGCGGCCTATTGGATTCAGCAACAGTTGATGACAATGCCGCAGAGCAACAAACGCCAGATAGCACCGCAATAAGCCATCTAGCGCCACAAGAAGATGATACCCCTCTCGAAAGACCTGATTGGTGGCCTGAGAATTTCTGGAAAAAAGACGATTCAGCTCCAGACTTAGAGGGCATTGCTAAATCTTGGATGGATTTGCGTAAGCAGATTAGTCAAGGTAAGCACAAAGCCCCAACTGACGGTAAATACGATACCTCAGCTTTTGGTGCAATTCCAGATACAGACCCCGTAAAAGGCCATGTATTGAACTGGGCTAAGGAATACGGCGTCTCACAAGCCGCATTAGATACCCTAGTTGGTGAAGTAGTAAAGATGGGTGCAAGTAACGTTGAAGATACTCAGCGTTCTTTAGCTCAGGAAAAGGCGGCTCTAGGCCCTAATGCTGACGTAGTAATCAAAGGCATGACGGACTGGGCGCGTGGCCTAGTAAACAAAGGTATCTGGGGTAAAGATGACTTTGAAGAATTTAAGTATATGGGCGGTACAGCCAATGGCTTAAAGGCTTTGGCTAAGATCAGAGAGGCTTATGAGGGTACTCGTATTCCTACTCAGTCTATGCCAGTTGAAGGCGCTCCATCTAAAGATGAGCTCTATCAGATGGTTGCTGACCCTAAATATAAGACTGACCCAGCGTATCGGGCTAAGGTTGAGAAGATGTTTCACTCAACTTTTGGCCAGTAAAGAACTCCTCACGAGAGCTTTAGCCCCGCCTAGTGCGGGGTTTTTTTTAACTAAATGTAGTAGATTAAAAATATTTTTATACTAAATGTTGTATTTCTGTAACACTTCTGCTAGAAAACTGCTAAGGCATACCATTTAATTGGCCCTTAATTCAGATAACTCTGACGAATGGCTAGCGTAACTAGCAAGCATACGGCCCTGGAAGTACAGGCTAACCGAAGCAATAAACCTTAATTTTTTTGTTTACCTATCTAGGAGATTTTCAAATGAGCGTATCTTTATCTAACGCCTTTGTAACTCTATTTGATGCTGAGGTAAAACAGGCCTACCAGGGCAAGGCTATGCTGGTTGGTGCTGTACGTCAGCGCAGAGGAGTAGAAGGCTCTACCGTTAAGTTTCCTAAAGTTGGCCGTGGTGTAGCAACCCCACGCATTACTCAATCCGATGTAACCCCATTAAACGTAGGCTTTTCCAATGTAACTTGCACATTGCAAGACTGGAACGCTGCTGAATATAGCGATATTTTCAGCCAAGCCAAAGTAAACTTTGATGAGCGTCAAGAGCTCGTACAAGTATTGGGCAACGCTATTGGCCGCCGTCAAGACCAGTTGATTCTGGATGCTTTGACAGCTGCAAGTGGCACAGGCACAGTTAGCAACGATATCGGTGGTAGCGATACCAACCTTAACGTAGCTAAATTGCGCGAAGCAAAGCGCCTCTTGGATCGTGCAAACGTACCCCCAGAAGGCCGTAACATTATTCTCCACGCATCCGGCTTGGCATCTTTGTTGTCTGAGACAGCTGTAACCAGCTCTGACTTCAATACCGTTAAGGCTTTGGTAAGCGGCGAGATCAATACTTTCTTAGGCTTTACTTTCCATGTATTAGGCGACCGTACTGAAGGCGGCCTGATTATTGATGGTAGCTTGGATCGTATTTGCTTTGCTTTCCATAAGGACGCAATCGGCTACGCTGAAGGTATCGCTCCTCGCACCGAAGTTAACTACATCCCAGAAAAGACATCGTTCTTAGTGAACTCTGTATTCTCTGCTGGTGCAGTAGCTATCGATGCTGAGGGTATTGTCAAAATCACAGCACGTGAAACTGCTTAATTAGGAGCTTAATATGGCATATGCAGAAAGTGGTTTTACAACCATCGCCGCATCCAAAGCTGGGTCAGCCCCATCGATGTATGCTTATAAAACGACTGACGCAATCGCTGATGTCAATACAACTGGTTATTTCAATAGCTTGTCAACCATCCTTAGCGTTGGCGACTTGATTTATTGCGTAACCTCTACTGGTACTACCGCTGTTGCTACTTTGGTTTACGTTGTATCTAACGCATCTGGTGTTGTTGACGTAACCGATGGTACAACTTTGGCGGCTACTGACGGCGATTAATCGCATTTAGTAATAAAATGGGCCATTACTGAGGTTTCTCGGTGGTGGCCCATTATTACATTGGAGAATTAAATGGCAGCTGGCGATACCGCTCTATCAATATGTTCTGATGCTTTGTTGATGTTGGGCGCAAAGCCGATCTCCTCATTCGATGAGGGAACTGACGAGGCCTCCGTTGCCAACCGTTTATACGCAGATATTAAGGATCAAGCGCTACTTATGTACCCTTGGTCTTTTAGCTTTAAAAAGACTTCTATAGCGCGTTTAATTACTACGCCTATTAACGAGTACCGTTATGAGTATCAGCTCCCAGGAGACCGTTTAACGAGTCCTAGAGCTATCTACGATACCAACGCTACTAACGTCCCACCGCGCAAAGAATACCGCATTATTGGTGACAAGCTGCTGACTGATTACGAGCAGGTCTATATTGACTATCAGTACTCTGTTGCTGAGTTTGAGATGCCTAGCTATTTCGTGCAGCTCGTCAAGTACATGATGACGTGGCACCTTGCATTGCCTATTACAGACCAAACAGATAAAAGCCAGTACTGGCAATCTGTAGCTATAGGTACGCCAGGCGAGAATGGCCGCGGAGGCTATCTGCGTCAAGCTATGAATATTGATGGCGCTGGCAATCCTACAAACGCTATTAATGACTTCTCACTTATTAGTGTGAGGTATTAATGAGTCGCTTTGTAAGCATACAGACTAACTTCTCAACGGGCGAGCTTGATCCATTACTGCGCGCCCGTGTAGATTTAACTGCATACGCAAACGCATTAGAAAAGGCAACGAATGTAGTATGCCAGCCACAAGGCGGTATTCGCCGTAGACCAGGCTCGCGTTACATCACAGCCCTAGCTAACTCTGGAGCTGAGTCTGCCGCTAACGGTGTGCGCTTAGTTGAGTTTGAGTTTTCTACATCTGACAGCTATATGCTGTGCTTTACGCATAATCGGATGTACATATTTAAGAATAGAGTTTTAATTACTAACATTAACGGCACAGGCAATCCATACCTATCTACGTCTGGAGTTGGCCTAACTGGGGCTACGTTAAATAATATCGTGTGGACTCAATCGGCTGATACCCTGATTGTGGTTCATCCTGACGTTGCGCCAATTAGTATTGTTCGCGGAGCTAGTGATTCTCTTTGGACTGCAAGTGCAATTACCTTTGACTCTATTCCTAAGTATGCGTTTGCGGTAACTGTTACTAACCCTGCTGGAACCCTGACACCTTCTGCTGTATCCGGCAAAGTTACTTTGACTGCATCCTCTAGCGTATTTACTGCTGGCTCTGTAGGGCAGTATGTCAACGCCCAGCCCCAAGGTCGCGCTAAGATTGTGCGCTACAACTCAGGCACGTCTGTAGATGCAATTACTGAGTTTCCATTTTTTAATACTACCGCTATTGCAAACGGGAGCTGGGACTATGAATCTGGTTACGAAGCTGTATGGTCTGCTGGAAAGGGTTGGCCTCGCGCTGTCACTTTCCATGAAGGTCGTTTGTACTTTGGTGGCTCTAAGTCTCGCCCTAGCACTATATGGGGTTCTAAAGTTGGTCTCTTTTTTGATTTTGAGGCTACTGAAGGTTTAGACGATGACGCAGTAGAGGCTACCCTAGACACTAATACATTTAACGCAATCGTAGATATTATCTCTGGTCGCGACTTGCAAGTGTTTACAACTGGCGGTGAGTTCTATGTACCGCAGTCAGGTTTAGAACCAATCACCCCTACCAACTTTTTTGTTAAAACTGCCAGCCGTAACGGCACTCAGCAAGGTGTGCGGGTTCAGCAGCTAGAGTCTGGCACTTTGTTTATTCAGCGCCAAGGTAAATCACTTAATGAGTTTGCGTATACAGATACGCAAGCTACGTATGTTACTCAGAAAATATCATTGCTTGCTGGCCACCTACTTAAAGGGCCAACTCGTATAGCCCTACGTAGATCTGTAGCTACAGATGAGAATGATTTGCTTTTGATGACTAACTCCAACGATGGAACGATGGCTGTATTCTCCCTGCTACGCGCACAGAACGTCATTGCTCCATCTGAGTTCATTACAGTAGATGGCGCATACATTGATGTCAGCGTGGATATATCAACGATATATACCGTAGTGCGCCGCAATGTAGATGGAGTCAATCAGTATTACGTTGAAGTGTTTGATAATGATTTACTAACCGACTCAGCCAAGTCAGGCACAGGCGTAGTAAGCACAGTAACAATGGCTCACCTAGCAACTGAAACTGTAAACATCCTTGAAGATGGCGCAGTACAGGCTAACCAAGTTGTGCCTGCTGGCGGTACTGTAACTCTGCCAAGGGCTACCGCATCTTCCTATGAGATCGGCTTACCTATTACAGTTGAGGCTCGCACGATGCCAGTTGATTTAAAACTACAAACAGGCACCCGTCTTGGCTTTAAGAAACGCATTGTTGAGGTAAATGCGCTGGTAGTAGATACGCAGCACATGAAGATTAACGGCGTACAAATTCCATTCCGCGCTTTTGGTGACATCTTGGATCAGCCAGTCGCAGAGTTTACAGGCACTAAAACATTACACGGCATCTTGGGTTATTCGCAAGAGGCTAAGATTACGATATCTCAGGACATACCTTTGAAGATGACTTTATTGGGTATGGAGTACAAAGTAGCTACGCATCAGGGGACATAGACATGGGCGCATTTGCACTACCA